CTTAAAGTAAAAATCCATATAATCTTCTGTTGCATGTGTATCAAACTTATCTCCGGGCAAACCAAATGTCTCTACCGCCCATGCACATTTTTGATTCCATGTAGGAATGTCATGATTTGTTTGCCATGGAATGCGAACCCTAGTACCCGCCTGCATTCAATAACTCCTTGATTTGTGTAACAAGTTCTGGCTCACGTCTAAACTTTAACGTCCATTGTTCTGGATTAATATAATCAATAATCATTTTAACATGATCCGAATTTAATGTGTCTAAGAAATGTACACCACTGTCACTCTGATACAACATCCAAGGACTAATCTTACCAGTTGTAATTGCATAACAAATCTTATTTACGTTACCATATCTTAGAATATCATGAGGTAGTATATGTTCTGCTTGTGCTAATTCAATTGTATACTGAACACTACGAGTAATTGCATCATACGCATCCTCAACTCTAACATACTCTTGCAAAAATTTAGTATAGTTAGTGTCAGTTGCCCAATTATCAAGCTTGATTTGGTCTCGCAATAACCAATCAACATACCTGCTGATGTTGATGCAATTTGTATCTACACAATATGTTCCAAACTTTGCAAATGCAATATAGTATGGACTCTTAATAAACTCTAGCTGAGTCTTTGTCTTTTTAGTTGCGGTGTGTTTGGTATAGAACTGTACAAAGGACTGATATGCAATACGATTGCTTTGCTTGTCTTTTTCTAACCAACGATGTTTAGTCTCACATATATGAGTAAGCAGAGTCCGTTCTTTTATAAACTCCCTGCTACAAAACTCACAACTGTGCTTAACCGATTTAGTTTCCTCGGCTTCTTTCGTACTTTTCAATGTCGGCATGTGTAATTAATTGGCTTAATAATTCTATGTCAGATAGTTTGAGATGAGGATAAATTTGTGCTAGATAACATTTTTTTTTGTTGTCATCTATAAATGCTTCTGTGATGGCAGCTAGATCATCACTAGATGCACCTTTGTATACTTTACTGTAGTATTCTTTAATGTCTTTTGCTTTAGCTGGTTCTTTTAACGATGAAACTTTGCCAGACATGTGAGGTATCCACTGATGGAATTGCTTACCCATGCCAGGGCTGGCCGCACATAACATCATCCATTGTAGTTTAGGATGCCTCTGTACATATTCATTGAACAGATGTTTGTTTGCCGCACACTCTGTACTCATTACATAATATGCACCCAACTCACCTGATGCTTTTATAGCACTCATCCAATGTGTCATCATATAGGGAACAAACTTTTTTTGTTGTTCTTCTGTTAGCCTATCATAATAACCATAGTCTTTCTTGTCCATAGCTGTAAGTGCATCAAACAAGTCAAAGTCTTGTGCTACAAATTTTTCATCAATAGGGGTACTCTTTTTAGTTGCCATTATTTCTTCTACGCTTTGACTCCAATGAACTAACTTGAACAAATTCCCAGTCTATCATCAGAAAGCCATTGAATAGTCTACTATTTCACAGTTTCGACTAATTTCTTTTACAAAAAATACACATCGTGGTTTGGGGCCATCATCAATAGGCACACATAAGAATTGTCCATTTTTTAATCGAGGTGCATACCATGTTACATCTTGGTAAATATCTACAATGTCAATATCCTGAAAGCTAGGTCTGAATGCACTCAATGGGTTGAATTCAAATGCTTTGAATCCTCTGTCATTGATACTAGTTAAAGGTAATGTTTCTAAGTCACCCATGTCAGGTTCACCGATAAGTATTTGCCAATCTACCGGCATCTTAATTTGTTTATCACCAATTCGTAATACTAATGCAGGACTATTAAATGATTCTAAGAATATTAATGGTATGTAATGATAGTCAACGTTTTGTGGATTACTATTGTCTAGTATAGCAAAACGCAAATCGTCTACTTCTTCGGGTAATGTTTCTAAGTTATAAAAACGGTCTTCTAATGTTAAAATTCTCATGTTGTTATTCTATCACAATCTTATCTGTATGTCAACTTTTCTAAGTCGAAAGGGTAATTAGCTTCTTTATAAAAAGTCTTACGTTGGGTCAAGTGCCGTTTAGCAAACTTACAACTACTGGTTATGTCGTAGATTTGTACATGGTCTTTATCTTCTGCTTTACGAATTCCTCGACCGATGCTTTGGATAACACGGACGAATGATTTTCCAGGTTCAATGAGAACCAGATTAAAAATCCTAGGTATGTTGATACCAACAGCAGCCACACCATATGTTGCCACAATAATTTTATTACTTGAGGTTGCAACTTCGTCATATTCTTCTTTCCTTTCATTCATATTGGTAGCACCGCTAACAAATACACTACCGGGTAATCTATTAACAATCTCTTTTCCTGCATTAACCCTATCAACAAGGATCAATGTATTGCCTGTATTATTGATACCACTGATTAAACTAGCAATCTTATCTAATCGTTCACTATCTTCTAGTAAGTGTTTCAATTCACTCTGATAGTTAGTAAACTCTTTCCCATCTTGTAATTGCATAATATTAACGTGACAACGTGCTAATACACCCTGATCTTGCAATTCACTTGCTGATAGTTTACCAATCACATTGCCCAAACTAACAAAGATACTTTGTGCTTCAAACTTAGCTTTAGGGATAGTTCCTGTTAAGCCCCAACGAATGGGCACTTTAGCAAATACACTTGTAAGTAATGTTTTGAGTGCGTCAGCTTTAGCCATGTGAACTTCATCGACCATAACACAAACTACATCTTCAATGAAGTCACCGATCTCTACTTCAGCTTCACCACTCTTTGTTTTCTTAAGCATGTTATTTAAACTCTGCCAAGTGCATATGGTATGTGTCTTGTTGTATTCTTTACGATCACCAAAGTATACACCAACATCTAATCCTAGATTAATGTAGTCTGCCTCTGTCTGTGTTACTAATGATTTGTTTGGAACGATAACAATACTACGTCCATACTTCTCAATACTATAGCTTAGTGCGGCAGTCATCAATGTCTTACCTGCACCTGTAGCAATCTCTTGCAATGACTGTGGGTTCTCTAGGAAGTTATTAACAATTTCAATTTGATAGTCACGTAGTACTACTGGCTTACCTTCTTGTGGATGACCTTTAGGCCAGTTCTTATGTTTGAATGTATCCTCTGAAACTTTGTCAAAAGTAAAGGTTGTAGTATAGTCTCTTAGGTCTTCTAAGTCAATATCATATCCAATACGATCCAGTACTGGTAATATTTCTGGTAACAGGTTAATGTATGTACTTCCGGCTAAACTGAAGTAACTAACCTTACCATTCCATCTACCTAGTCTGACTGCAGGTAGATACCTTGCTCCGGGTATTTCATATTCAAACATCTTCATCAGAGTTTTTCGTTCCGATAAATCAAGTCCTTCTATTTTTACATTAACTTCGTCTTTGACAATTATTTTACATTGTTTCATTTTATTGTTACCGGGGTACTATTTACAACTTGTATCACTTTGTCTGCACTTATTTCTATTGCAGTATTGATGGTATGTGCTGGGCAGATTACTACATAGTTTTTTAATGTGTTATTACTCACATTACTTTTTGTAACTATCTCTATATTCTTTTCTTTTAATCCTATAACCAAATCCATCAATAAGCTAGAAAAACTATGTGTTACGGATAACACTACAGCTTCACAACCAATCAATGGTAGTAGTTCTACTAGGTCTGTTAATTGAGATTTTTCTATTTCGGGACGTGTATTAGCGGCAAACTTTAATACATCATCTATGTATAATGATTTATCTATTTCTACACCATACGTAGCTAACTTAGAAAAGCATAAAGGCGTCTTTTCTAATGGAATGTCTATAATTGATTCATGTAAGTATTCGTTTATACCAGCAATTAACAAATTACCGGACACTTCACATAATGTAGGATTCCATACTTTAATATGTTCAAACTGTTCAGCCACAATTAACATGTGTTTAATGTCATCACAGAAATTAATTAGCTTATAGTTATCTGCAATGAGTGTTACTATTTTTTTCAAATTGGGTTCATTATAGTTTACAGTCCACTCTCGTTTATCTTTATCCCAATCACTGGTATTAATGTTTCTAAGTTCTTTGATAAAGTTTGTTTTATAGGGAGTACGTATGACTATCTTACCATTATCTAATTGTGCATATGCTGTAGTATATTCAGGTGAACTATTAATAGGTTCCTTTTTCCATGAAAGGTTTACTAACATATTAGCATCTAGTTCTTGTTTGGCTAATTGTCTAGCATATCTAATTGTTATCTTATTCAATAACTCTGCTTGATTAGTAGTTACAGGTTTGCCGGCACCTATGAAATTAATTTCAATGTTAGATAAGAATCGATTGTCATAGGAACCTAAACTAACATTATGCAATAGATAATGTATCAGTTGTTCTTTTGTAGTAGGTTTCACTTTTGACATATTAATATTATAGTACTTATGATAGTAGAAAGCAAGTGAATAGGCAAAAAAAGAGGACCGAAGTCCTCTATAAAATTAACTTAAGGAGATGAAAAAATTATCGAAACGGACTTATTGACATTGCCGTTACGCACACTGCAGGGTTATGCTTTCATACAAGTTGTCTTAGCAAGATTCTGCCAGTTGTTGGGGCTAATCTTAACTAAGTCTGCAATCTTCAAACACATACGCAAGGACACTTCACGCAATTTAGTGTGATTGTCCCACATAAAGCTAATCACGGTTTGTGATTGTTCTTCAGTAAAATCATAATCTTTGAACAAACCACCATCAGCGTCACGATGTACTTGCTTGATACGCAACATCTTGTCACGATCACCATCAATAGTCAAGTCAAGAAAGTGACAACGTGACTGCAATGCCTCTAAGTGATCCTGCAATTTCTTAGACTTCAAGTTGCCGAATTTCAAGTTAGTGATAAAGATAGCACTACCATTGAAGTTGAAAGTATTCGGGATACCTTCTTCACGCAACAACCGACTGTCAGAGTTCCAGCAAATTCTACGTGTCTTGCCTGAATCAAGTGCGGCCTTTAGAATGTTCAAACTCAAGTCATCAGTAAAAACTGAATCGCAATCATCAAAAATTAACACATTCTTTGTGTCAGAATACTTGTACAGTTGAGTATACAAACCCAATGCTGTCATAGCACCTTTAACAATCTGAAAACGCACACGTTTGCCTGCAAGCTTGTCAAACATGCTTGCTTTCTCCATTTGTGTCTCAACACCATATGATTTGCCGACACCGGGCGGGCCTGAAACAATCATAGCACGAATATCACCATTGATACATGCACGTGACATTTCATCAAGGACCTCAAAACGAGTAGCAATACGGTCCATTGCTTCTTGTTCTGTTTCTTTCACAACTTCTTTCTTAAACTCTACTACAGCATTAGCCATAACTTTATCTCCATTTAAAAATTCAATATTATCAATCGTATCTACTAAAACTTTAATTTCAGCACTACGACCCGGGAATTGACCATCATTTTTAACAGTCACATAACTACCTTTTTTACTTGTCTGAAAACCCTTGACAAGTGTAAACACTTCACCTTTAACTGCTTCATTGCGATAAGAACCTGACAAAATGCGAACTGTAGACATAGCTTCTCCTGTGTGTTAATCAATCAATACAAGTATTATAGCACGAATGCCATTTATTAGCAAATTTTACGATGTGCGAATTCAAAAATTATACTAGCTTTACCGTGTTTAACATATACACCAGTCTTTCCTGCATGAATTAGTAACTGTTCTACTTCATTACTAATTTTATCAGCAAGTTGCGGTGCCTCAACTTTGACAGTCATAAATTTTTCACGGAAATTCAAAAACACACGACTACGAAAGTATGCAGTTTCAGCCGCTTTTTTCAATAATTCACCTGATAAAATTTGATCTTTAGTATATAAATGCTTGTGATCACTATTGTACTGTTCACAATCTTGCCGGGCGTACCAAGCAGTTGTGCTAGTGCGTGAATCTTCATCAACGTTGAAATAAGACATATAAGCTCCTTTAATCAATCTATACAAGTATTGTAGCACAATGCCCATTTATTGTCAAATTATGCTACCTTACGAAAATACTGATAGGGCAAGCCCAATGTATAGCACAAGTACTCATCATCACCCTGAGTGTCCTCAGCTTCGTGGATCCAGCGCATTGCTGTTGCACGGTCCTTAGCACCAGCATCAATCAATGATTGAATCCGTTGCTCAAAAACAACAGTTGCAGTAGACTCTGCCTCTTTACGGGCCTTGTCTTCGGCTTCAATAGCCACACGGAGTCCTTCAAATTCTGCATCAAAATCTGCCAGAGTCCAACCCGAAGTATCAACACCACGAGGACGAACACCATAAGCGTCCTTATACATATCCCAATATATAGATTGGGCTTGTTCCAACTGAGTCAACTCTTCCCAAGATTTGAATTCTGTAGTCATTTGTAGTCCTCTTTATCAGTTTCAATACAAGTATTGTATCACGGGACCCATTTATTGTCAACCGTGTACTATTTCCCAATTTTTAATACTCAAGTATTCAAATCCGTCTAAAGTCTTACAAAAAGTTGTTCCTGAGATTACAATTTGCTCATTTTTATTGAAAAAATGCTCCCAAAGCTTCAATAAAGTGTTGTTAGGTTGCAACGCAATCAATACTCCGGTTCCGTTTGTAGTTTTTAACCAATAATGATATGCATCCAATGATTTAGTTTTCCTACGTAAACGTCTTAATGGCGTAAGAACTATTGACTGCTGTTTACCGTTCATCTTATTATTTGTAGACCATTCTTGTTTAAGTACAAGTTCTGATTTAACCGCATCAAGTTTTACATCATAGTCATAGAATGATGGCAAGTAATAAGCCAATCCAAACATCTTATCTACAATTTTTTTACGATCACCGTGAACAAACTCATTAAGGTCTGTTCTATAACTAGTAAACCTGGTGTTTACTAGTTTCATCATCATAATTTTTTTGCTGTAGTAGTTAGCAATAGTATCTGCTAATGTTCTGTCGTCTGCGGTTATGTTTCTAAACAATTCATTATCAGTAAGTTTAGTTACAGTACTAACACTATTTGCCCGCATTCTATTCCAAGTTACACTCAATGCTAGTACATCTTCTGTAAATTCGTAAATTTCATATTTTTTTACATTAGGATTAATTCTATAATCAAAGGTAAATAAATCATCTGCTTGTATGCCAGAAATTTGAGCGGATGACAAATTGATAGTGCTGTTTAAACTACTCAAGTTAATGTTACCTAGAGAATTTGTACCTGCAGATATACCTGATGCACCGTACCCTGTTATTGAAGGACAAGATGTTGTAGACATTTAATTTATTCCTATGTTTATGATATATTATATCACGGTGTTGATTAAACTACAATCACATCTTACCCGATTGTAATATCTTCCATTCCAGCTGTACGCAATCGTACAATGTGACCTAGTTGCCATTGTTTTGCTTCAATGCCTTTAAGCACACCTAACCAACGATTACGTAGTAATGCAACTTCGTTGATAATGGTTTCATAGTCAATGACTTCATCTTCGCCGTCAACATATTTTTCAGCATCACGACTTGTTAATGCACGATTATATGCTTCCAAATATTTTTGAAAGTGTTTACGTCGGATTTTTCGTAATTGTAAATTTAGATAACCCAACACAGCTTCAATTTCTTGAAGCTGGTTGAATCGATGTTCAGTAACTCCGGGCAATGCCGCAATGTTCTTTTCTACGTTACCATAGATTTTAACATCTTGCTTTGCAGATAATAACTCGTTTTCATAATGCGAGATAAAATCAGGAATTACTGATATACTTGCGCTTACTCTGGTGTACCAATTCATTGATTACCAATCTTCGTCTTGGTCTTCATCTTCTTCAAATTCTTCGTAGTCTTCCTCAATATCATGTTGTTCAGCGTAACCTTTCAATGCACCTAGCATCTCCTTGTCACCTCTGAACGCACTTTTGATATCGTCAGCTTCGTAGTTGTTATCAATCAATAAATTGATTAATGTGTCTGCGGCATCACTACGTTCATTAAAATCAATATGTGAACGTAGTGCATCCCAAACTTCAGCAACAAAATCTAAACTCATTCTGTACCCTCCTCCTCAGGTTGTACATTACTTATCTTTGACGTTGACGTTGATTTTTGACTATACTCATTCATTACTTTATCTAAGCAACCATCAGTATTTGCTTCCCATGCTTTACGAAACTTCTTAATGATTTCACCATCAAGTGTCGTATACACAAGACTGTTACCTTCTTTCTTAACAAGTTCAGCCTTCTCAATCATATCTAATAAGCCTGAGTAAGGGCTCATACCTGTTTCATATGGAATCTTAACTTGCACTGATTCAAATGGTTTCGCATAGCGAGTTTTCATAATCTTACATGCCGCACGAATACCTCGCACATCACTAATCTTATTACCATCTTCATCTTCTTTAAGTTTAAGTTTCTTCATAGCAACAACGATACTTGATGCGTAAACAAAACCTTGACCACCTGAGATTTTATCATCTGGATCAAACATATCTTGACTAGCATATGTGTGATTAGTAGCAACTAAGCCAATGTTCAATGAACCAAACATATTAACACAGTTACGAACAAGTGCTCCTCTAATGCGTGTAACCATGCTTCGTCTAACGCATTCTCCGAATCAATGAGAACAACAAAGATTCCTTGTTGTTGTGCGTGTCGTATAAGGTTCCCGGAGCAAATAAAGGACTTGCCTGCACCGCTTTCACCAGCAAATACAGTAACCTTGCCCAAAGGAACCCCTTTGTTAAAATCACCACTAATAAGATAGTTAAGTGCGTAATTTCCTGTGCTAATCCAGTCAGTTGGGTCGTTGAATCCAATACTTAATCCTTCAATACTTTTTGTTATATCTTTTCTAAATTTACTAACATCGAATGGTTTTACCAATTTAATCTCCTAGTTGTCTATGTATTAGTTTATCACTAAACGAAATTTTGTCAAGGTAGTCTGGGCATTGATCCGCAATTCTATCTAACTCATGTTCGTTCGGGAAGTGTCTTAGTGCGGCACGGGCACGGTCTCTTACAATACTTGGTACTCTAGGAGTCTTGCCCGGATCGCATAACTCTTCCAGTAGTTTTTTACCTTGCTTTAAAGCACGGTATCTTTCATCTGGTAATGTCATATGTTCTCCTTAAGATGAGGGAGGTAACTCCCCCATTTTCTTTTAAGCAGTTTTTCTGGCACGAATCATTGCTAGAATGTCTTGTGCTTTGTCACTTGCCGGAGCTGTCTTAGGTACTTCAATTGGTGCAGAAGTTGTAACTGGTGCATCATCCCAAGGAGCTGAAGATTCTGCTACTGGTGCTGTTGCGGGTGCCCTATTTTCAGTAGGAGCTGAATGTTGATCCGCTGTCGACCCTGCAGGTGCTTCAAGTCCATATGGACGATAGTAATTGCCCCAACGTTCATTATCATAAGGACGACCATCAACCGATGCTTCAAACATTTCTTTGATAATGTTTAACTCAGCCGCTGTTGGCTTCTTAGGTAAGAACTCAGACAAATCAAATAAACCATGTGCTTCGATTGCCGCTTGTTCTGCTTCTGTTAGTGTTGATTCTTTACGTGCCCAATTGCTTGTTGAATAATCAGCATAACCACCTTTGCTTGTTTTCTTAACGTTAAAGTCAAGACCACGCAAATAGTCTGTTGGTAATTCTTCAATCTCTGGGTCCATCAATCCAGCTTTAATAATTGGAATAATTTGTGGACTGATAATGAATCTGCGAATAGGATTCGCTGGTGTTTTGTCATCACCTAGTGGGTTCTGACGTACAAAACCTTGAAAGATATAACTGCGTTTCTTCCAATATTTGTTTGCTAGTTCTTTCAAACTTTCGTCTTTGTACCAAGGACGAACTTCTGCCAAGACAGGACAACTGTCCCCATACATCTCTACGCAGGGTACTTGTACTACAATTTGTTTTACATTAGGATCACCCTTAACACCATTGAATGGGAGTTTGATGATTTGCTTTTCAACCCAGAAGAAATCGTTCTTTGTATTGCCATCAGGTAAGAAACGAATGGTAGCAGTTGTGCCTTCATCCATATTCCAATGTGCGTATACTGAGTTGTCAGATTGGGTGTTAGAACCCTTGTTGTTTGATTTGTTTTCTTGTGCCGAGATACGGGCACGAATTTCTGCTAATGAAGCCATGATATTTTTCCTTATAAAATTGAGATGGTCTCTGTTTAATATTCGCCACTACCTATTAGTGACTAACACAAGAGTAAGTATAGCAGTACTTTACTCTCCTGTCAATAGTATTTATCCCGATTAAGGGAAAATATAAATTTATTTTATGTATTCTAACCCAATTAGTTTGTCCAATTGTTGTTCAAACTGTTCTTCCAAACTAAACAAGTCTTTCTGAACTGGGATCTTACCTTGTTTTTTAATTTTACTATTTACAATATCTAAGAAGGTGTTCATCAATTCAACATCCACATCATCGTATTGATACAAGTAAGGAAGGTATTTTTCAACCATATCACGTACTTGTTCTTTTGGTATAGTATCTTCTAACTCTGGGTAACGACTATAGAAATGTCTAATGATAATTGGAACGTTTTCCATAGCCCATTCTAAGAAGTCTGCATCATCATATTGTCGTAAATCTTCGTTCATTTGTGTAGGGTCTTTAGGTTCTTTTTCGTCATCTTTTGCTTGCATACCAAAACTACGTTGTCTCTCAAAGTCAGTATCTAGTTTAGATATATCAGGTCCTGCTTTAGCAGGTTTAGCTATTCCAGTTTTTGTGGCAGCAGCTACATCAGATGGACTAGCATTAGGTTTTAATTTGTTAATTTCTTTAGATGATGCTTTAAACATATCATCTACTGAGGGTACACGTTTCTTCTTAGTACGTGTTGTTGATTTTCTTACTTCAGGTGAGAATCTAAATTCAAGTTCATTAGTCAATGCAATTGCTTCTTGTTTAGTTTTTTCAACTTCTAGTTTAGCTTGTCCTACTTCTAGTTTAGCTTGTTCTACCTCTTTTTTAGAGTTGTCAACTTCTTTTTTTGTAGTATTCATGTAGTCACTGAAGCCATCAAGTTCTTCTTTATATTTGTTAACTATTTGTGAATATTTTTTAAGTTCATCACCGTGTGTTCTTGTTTGAGCTTCAATATCTCCGCTCTTTTTAGTAATGTATTTTCTAAAACGTAATTCTTTAGCATCCAGTTTAGTCTGTGTATCATCTAGTCTAGCCATTACTGTGTTAAACATCTGGTCATCAACCTGTTGTTTCTGTGACAATACAGCCAGTGCCAATTGAACTTTCTGCACTTCTTCATCACCTGCACCTTGTTTGATTTGGTTAACCTTATCAACAAGCTCTTTATATTTCTTTTCATCCATACCAGGTAATGTTTTTAATTTCTCTACATCAGCTAACATAGCTTCTACTTTATCAGCACTTGCTTTTGTAGTAGCCTGTTGTATTTCACCTGCAGGACGTAATTTGGCACTTAAATCTTTTAATCGTTGAACTTGTTGTTCAGTATCTTGTGCTACACGCTCATGGTCAGTTAGTTCTTGACCCAAATCTTGTAAGCTTCTACGTAACTTTTCATTTTCACGTTTCTGTGCATTGATAAGTTTGTTCTGTTCATAATCCATTTGTTCAGAGCTAGCTAATTTATCAGCTACATACATTTGTAATGCTTGCTCTGGACTACGATCGGAATACTTTCTGGATGCCTGATATTGAATATCCTGATCTCTTGTTAGTGGACGATCTTGTACTGCTTCATTAGCAATAATACTATCTGCCCAAGACTCTAATAGTTGAAGTTCTTTCATTTTATAGTCCTGACAATTTCTTAAATCTTAATAGCGGGTCAGCAATTAATTCTAGGCTTTCATTTTTGATAACGTCTTCAATATCACTTCCCATGCTAGCTCCGGTCATTGCTCCAGAAGGTGATTTAGTTAATACTGCTCCAGCAATGCCACCCATTGTTGCTCCTGCCAAACCTTCATCAGTTTTTTCTTCTTTTTTCTTGTCTTTAGCCATTGCCGCATGTAGTCTACGTGCTAGGTCAGTCATATCAACTGGCTTCTTTTTAGCTTTAACACCAACACGTTTTACCATATCGTCAAAGTCTGCTGGATCATGTCGCCCTGCAATCTTTTCTTCTTCACCGAGCTCGGCCGGTTTCATGTCCATAGGCATAGCATCTTTATCCATATCGATTACACTATCAGCCCATTCTTCTAATTCTTGTACTTGTGGCAACATAGGTGGAGAGCTAAGATTTTTCTTTAATCTATTCAATATAAATTGGTTGTTGCGAGTGGCACGAACAAATCCTGCCATCTTATCATATTCTTCACATAATTCCATAAGGTGATTCCATCTTTCATCATATGGTCTACCACCTTCAGCGATATGTCTTGCAAATGTCCTAGCTAATCCAGGCTTATTACTAGGAGCTAATACACGTTCACCAATTGCATTTTCAATGAATATTCTATCGATTTGACGGAAACGTTGTTCACCCTCTTCCATCTTTCTTTTATGTTTAATAATCATCTTAGTTGTAGGGATATTGTCGCTGTAACTAGCTTTATTACCCATTGGGTAATAACCCTCATCTAACTGTTTAGTGTGTTCTCTTTTAGCCATATCGTGCTTCAATCTATCAATGTTCTTGGTCTCAAAGCTTAGTTGATGCTTTTGAGAAAAATACTTAAACTGTCTCAATAAACTATACCATGATTCGCTATCATCCTTACTAGTTTTGGGGCTGTTTGCGATTCCCTCACCAAAGTATACTACTAATTTATGCAGTCCATCAATACTGATAGTGGCAGTTCCGTAGTTTTCCCCATCAATTTCAAAGTCAAATTGAAAGACTTCTGCTTTTTCTGGTACAGGAATTTCTTTACCTGAGGTGTCTAGTAGCGTAGGTTTAAACCCACGGCTTTGTAGAAAATCGAATAATTCTGAATTTAATGAGTCGGCGTTTTTAGGCATATTGTATTTATCAAAGATTATCCCATTATGGCATAGAAAGGTAAGGGCATAATTACTTCATCATGGTCACGAATATAGTTATCTAAATCATAGTTATATTCGCTTAAGTTCTGTAACATACGCACAACTAACAATGAAGACGTTACCAAATCGTCTGATTCACCTATTTTTGCGGCATAACTACCACCTGAGGCTACAAAACTTTTAAGTTCTGTTACCAAACTACGACTGTTAATAGTCAACTTATTACTCTCAACTAATGTTTTAAACTTAGAACAGGCTGCTAGTTTACTCTTATTAGTTGTATTGAACCCTCGTTTCTTTTTGCCCGGCTCGCTTAAGAAAGATCCAGGTATGTTAGCTAGACCATATTCGTTCAATGATACTAGGGCGGCCTCGCCTACTCCGTTGACTTCTACACTATAGTATAAATTGTCTGGTTGAGTAGTACATTCAACAATGTATTTGTTAATCTGTGCTATCAGTTTAATTTGTGACGGTATATCTGTTCTATTATGTTTCCATTCACCGATTTGTGTCGTAGTATTTGCTTCATAAATCTGTATTGCGGCATTGTCACCACCTGTACCGACAGCAGGATCTAGTGCAACTATATAGATATTCCCCTTTTCAGGTTTCTTATACCAACGTATCTGTCCCTGACGGAATACAGGTTCGATACCATCTAAATCAATTAACCTAGTAGGGGCAATTAATGTCTCATCTGCAATAATGAACTCGCAACCAATCTCTCGTCTAAATCTGTCTTCACCTAACTGAGCCTTCATCTGGTCAGCCCATTCTTGATTACGATCAGGATGCTCTTGCCAGAATGCTCTGTATGATTTAAAACCGTTAACACCGAGCTCGGTGGTATCACCAAACTCATCTTCTGTTTTATTAGCACCCTTCCAAATCAAAGCAAATTGATCCTCATCACTATTAGGAGTACTAGTGATAATCGCTTTACCACCTGTTGCTAATGTAGGAGTAATAGATGTCCAGAATTCTGTAGCAATTGTAGGTCGAACAAACGCAAACTCATCCAAGTATAATAGTGTAATAGACATACCGCGACCTGTATTTTCTGTAGTTGTAGCACTAACAATACGTGATCCGTTCTCAAAGTCTAGTGAGCCTTTGTTGTATGTTGTTACACCTGCTTTAATGTGATCGGGACAGTTCTCATACGCATAACGAATACGTTGCATAATCTCTTGTGCACCTGTGTATTTGTGTGCCGCAATAAGAATAGTACTATCCGGTACAAACATAGCATACCAAAGTAGATACCCTGCGGCTGATGTTGACTTACCTGTTTGTCGTGGCATCAAGCTAATTGAATAGCGATAGGTATGATATGTATGTATTAACCGTTTTTGATAATCCCAGGGGTGATACAGCATAGAACCCTTTGTAGGATGTTGTATGTAAAAAAAGTTATCCATAAAGTATAGATAACCCATTTCAGGATCACAACATTTAACAAAATCTTCTAGCTCTTTATCAGAATTAAACTTTGTCTTTGTATAAGGTGTTTTGATTAAGGTAGGGGTTCCGCTCATATTGCGTATTTATAAAATTTTGGTTACGATATAGAATTTACTATGGAGTGCTATTCCACGGACGACCTTCAATCAATCCAGTAGGATGAGAATTATCTACAACACTGTTACCACTATATTTGGTAGGCAGTTCATCTATATTATAGTATGGTCTAGTATTTGAAAGGTCTAGTCTTTCTAATTGTGCCAAACTAAGTTTTGCAACTTGTCTATCTTGTAGTGTAGATAATCGTGAAATTTTATTATGAGTTCTTAATCTTGAACCTTCTACTATACCGTAAGAACTGATTGTTTGTGCGGTATCTAATACTTCATTATTGAATACTAAATCAAACCAACCTATTAAGCAACCTGTAGTAGCATCAATAGAATTTTTAAGTTCACCGATAGTTCCTGCATTATCTACTGCATAACTATCATATTGTGCGGCATTGAGCAAACTCTGTACCGTTATGTTTATAGTGGCCATGTTATTTTCCTATAGGCTTTTCGCCAGTCATATATGGTAAACTAAACCATAACTTGAACCATTCAGGTGTTCCCGGCTGAATGTTATTCTTCTTCATTAATTCGCCCTTTTGGGTGCCAGTTACACTCATGTTCATTCCTACATCGGATTGAGTAGAGGGTATCCCTGCTAAACGTTTCATCTCATCAATATTGTCAGAGGCAACAGCGGGTAAGGAAACGGTCTTGATATTTTCAAGACCATTTTGTATTTTAGATTGTTTCCATATATCAAAGGTCATGATATATTTAGTAGAATTTTACTTAATATCCAGCGGACGTTGCTTTGTAGCTACAATACAGAAATATCTTTCTGAAATTTCAATATCTTCATCTTCATCGTTTTTACCAACATTTAACGTAAAATCCATTGTATTAAACGTATCAATAGTAAATCCAGTTCTTTCAAGTAATGCCGCTAGCTGTGCAGTACCTAAAATACTATAATGATTTAAGTTATATTCATGCTTACGTTCCTGATCAGGGGCGGGCACTTCAATATAAATCTTACTACCTTGTTTTAATATACGATTATATTCCATTAAACTAAAGATAGGATATGGACTATGTTCTAATGCATGTCGCAAAAAGATAAAATCAACCGATTCGTCATAATACCCTTCTTTCTGTGGTAAGAAGCTTAAATCGTATTCTTTAACTTTATGCCCTTTACTCTTACATAGGTCAATGTCATTTGGACTAAGAGTTACACCGACTAAGTTAGTGTACCCTCTTTCTTTCATTTCATCTAAGAAATAACCCGGACCACAACCTAAGTCTAAAATAAGTGCATCTTTTTTTAATTTAATTGGATCTATATAATCGATTACAACTTTAGTTGTTAGTTGTTTATGGAACGTAGATTCACCCTCATCATAAATGTGTGCTGTATATAGCCATTCATTATAGAATTTAAGTTTGACGAGGTCTAGGGTGTTGTTAATATCGATCATGCATATCCTGAAAAGTTATAAATCTACTTATACAAGATATTGATGATAGAATTATTTTTTAAAGCCTTTAAACCCAATTACTGGGCTTGTTTTGTATGTACTGTCTAGTTCTTTACTTCTTAGATCAGCCTTATTTAAATCTTTATAAGTTATACCGGCAGCTTTGTATGCTAATTTTAGCATATCTTGTTCTTCTTTGGTATAAGGATGTGCTGTATTATTTTTACCAAACCAGCTTTCAGAGTTCATATCAATAGGATTGATGCCATCACTACAGGCAACTGCCATCATTACACGATTCAAATCATATGTTCTATCAAATTGATTATCGGCAAATATGTTTAGTCCACGTGAAGACTCTTGTTGACGTTTAGATATTTTACCCTTACTATTTTCGAATATAAATTCGGAAGCCCTCATTTTTTAAACCCTTTAAACCCCTGTACAGGGCTTTTTGTAGACACATCATCAGCTTCTTCGCTGTGTATGGTACTTAATCTTTTCTTACCTTTGATGCCCATGATTTTTAATGCATCGGTCAACCATTCATCAATAGAAGGGTCAAAACTTACAACAATTTGATTTTGTCCCCAAGCACTTTCTTTGCTAAAATTAGGTACACCGTCTTCCGCACGTTTCTTAGAACCTTTAGCGCCTGCAATTGCTACACCAAATCTATATTGAATATATGGATCTTGACCTTTTAACTCAGGAATGGCATATGTGGAGGGCAGTGCTCTAGCTACATCATCCTGTATAGAGCCAGTACGACCCTCGTTAATAAATTCTTTAGCTCTCATGTTAGTTTGTTACTTGATAAGATATAGTATGCGTAATAAGATCATTAACCAATGGGTTAACTTTGATACGAACATTACCGAATGCCACATCTACATCATATCTAGTTACAGGGTCACCGTTAAATGTTGTTCCATATACAACATATTTAACACTTCCACCCGAAGTAGATTTATTAATCGTTATTGTTACTGATTGATTATTAGCAGAAGTATCTGATACTGATTTAATATCAAATTTACCAGAAAGTATACTTGTTTCAGGGAGCTGATATATCACTTGATTGGGATCTGACCCTTCACTGGTCGCAATACTACCATCAAATTGCGTGTTAGCAATAACAATCTGTGCTACATCTACAGTAGATGCGGTTATTGTATTAACTTGTATATTAGCATCAATATTAGCATTTGTGTTGAATATTCTTACTGTATTGGCAGATTCAGAAAATGATACATTTCCTAACTTTAACCCTGTATTACTCAGGTATAAGTTGCCTACTGTATTAGCAGTAGAACCAATATTTAAATTGTTTGGGACTAAAGGAACAATTGTTCCTTTAATATCAAGTCGATTAGTACTAGAATTAAATACCAAATTAGCACTTGATGATAAAGAATAGGTAGTGACATTTCCTACTGTATTTGCTAATGCAAATTGTACTGAACCGTTGGGTCCATCTACTGAAGCAGTATTATATAATTGAGTAAAGTTGTTATTGATTTTGTCGAAGGCAACACGTAACGGGTCACCTGTACCGTCATTAGCTAATTCGCCTATGTCAATGATTTCTTGGGTCATGTTTCTATTCCACTTATAGAGTATTTATGACAAATTAATAAATACTTCACTATGAAAAAACTTATATCTATACTACTATTATCCACTTTGACAACTACTGCGTTTGCTCAAAAACAAAAAGCAGGGGTGACATATGATGCATTGATTACTAGAGTTATCGATGGAGACACAATTGCATTTCAAGCACCGTTCTTGCCGGCGCCGTTAAAACCCGAACTAAGTATTCGTGTATTTGGTGTTGATACTCCTGAGAAGGGTCATAGAGCACAATGTCCAAGTGAAGCACAGCGAGGAGAGGCTGCTAGTGCATTCACAAAACAACAAATTGCTAATGCACAAAAGAAGCAAATTATACTAATAGACTGGGATAAGTACGGCGGACGTGTTTTGGGTGACGTTATTTTAGACGGCAAAAGTTTAAGAGGGATGCTTATCCAGCAGGGTTTTGCACGTGAGTACTA